CCCGCCAGTTCAGCGGCGATCCGACGATCCGCGCCGCTCGGGGCCTTGGCCATTTCGCCCAGCCAGGTCAGAACCAGGGGGCGGTTCGCGGCGTCGCGCAGAATGCGGCCCAGACCCCACTGTGTCGCGACCTTCGCGCTACGATAGGCGTGAAGCAGGGTGTCCAGGCCGGTGACGGGGTCGATCCGCATGAGCACGGCGGCGGCGCGGAGATCATGGCTGCGGCGGAACAGGCGGTCGGCGGCGGCCTGACCTTCCAGCGGCAGTTCCTGGCTCAGGGTCCGGATCGCGGTGATGATCGCGCCCGTGCCGTTCTGGGGAGAGCGCAGGGCCACGCTCTCCAGACGGCGCCGGGCGTCGGGGTCGCCGCTTTCCGCGAGCACGGAGAGAAGTTGGCCCTCACGGCTACGGCCCAGCGAACTAGCGCCCAACCGCGCGAGGAACCGCAGCGCCCCCGGACGGCTATCCTCGAACTGCACCAGGTGAAAGGCGATCGGCGGCTCGGAGGCGTTGAGCCGGGTCAGGGTATGTCCGTCGAGCCAGTCGACCACGGCGGCGCGGGCGGCGGCGTCGCCATGGCCGGCCAGATAGCGGGCTGCGGCGATACCGCGGTCCTCCCGATCCAGGCGATCGCGGACCCGCGGCAGAAGGGCGGGATCGTAGTAGCCCGTCTGGATGAAGATGCTGACGATCAGACCGGCTTCGTCCTCCGTCGCTGGCCGCACGGTCAGAAAGGGGGCGAGCAGAGGGCCTCCGGTTTCCCGGGGCAGGAATCCGCAGAGGTTGATACCGATCTGGCGTTCGGCGGGGGCGGCATGATCCAGCAGGGCCTGATTTCGCCCAGAATCTCCGTGGCCATGGGCGGCCCGCCTTCGCGAATGTCGACGGCAGCAAGGAACACGGGGGAGCCCCGCCGCACCATGGCCGCCAGGCCGGTATCGACGTGGTGGGAGGCCAGGGCGTGCATCAGCTGGACCTGGCGGTAGGTATCGTCGTCCGGGTCGAGCGCGAGGGCCTCCAGTTTGCGGCGGACTTCGGGGGCGCGTGTCCATACCGCCGCCGTCACCCCGTCGGTCCGGCCATGGACGTTGGGGCGGTCCAATTCCGCCGAGACCAGGGCGTCGTAGCCGGTGCCGCCGATCGCGGCGAGGAGGCGGTGATAATCTGTTCCGTCCCGGTCGACCGTCATCGACACCCGTCCCGGATTGGCGATGGCGCGCTCGGTCAGGAGCGTCTCGAAACGGGTGCCGGCGCGGGCGGCGAGCCTGTCGAGCAGGGCAGGAGCGGAGATCGAGGCCAAGAGGCCGCGGATGTGGCGACGTGTGATCCGGCCGGTCGTCAGACCTTCGGCGTCGGCGGCGAGGCAGGTTTCATAGTTGTCGATCAGGAGGTCGAGGGTATCCGGATCAAGCAGATCGACGTTGCCCGAATAAACTAGGCCGAGGTCCATCAGGATCGGATCGTCCGACCTGGGGCGACGTCCCAGGGTTCGCCGCATCGCCTCGCCGAAACGGGGCCCCATCCGCCGGGCGAGCCCCGGCATCCACCAATGACCCGTACCAGAAAGTTCGTCGTCGTCGAGGGTGTCCAGCGCGACCAGGGCTCGGGGCGGGTCGAGCCGGGCGAGGGCGTCGAACCAGAGGACGGCGTCCACGCCCGTCTCCGCCAGGCCGGCGATGACCCGGGGCAGTTCATCCCTGTCGCCCAAACGGCGAATGACGCGGGCCGCCCCGTGGGCTCCCGAGGCGAGGGCCAGCAACGGCGTCTTGCACCGCGCCCAAATCGATCGGGCGCTCTCCCAATCCAAGCCGTTGATGAGCCAGATCAATTGTTCGGCGTCCAGACGGGTCTCGACAGAGCGGGCGGCCTCAGTGATCCAGTCCGGTCGCGCCTTCACCGCCCTTTGAAGCGCAGCGTAGCTCGCGTTGCTGCGATAATAGGCCCGATGCCAATCCCCGTTGGCGCCCGGCCGCTCTGCAAGGGCCAGGGCGGCGCGGCGTTCCCGATGTATCAACCAGAGCTGATCCAGGGCCGCCGGCGCCGGCACGGTCTTGAGCACCATCAGTCCGATGGTGCGGCTGTCGCCGATGTCCTGGGCGATGAGGCCGACCGCCGCTGCGGCGACCTCGGTCTCAAAGTCGTCGCCCAGGGCCGCGAGGGCGGCGGCGATTTCCCGACGCCACGGTGTCTCGGTCTCGGGAGGCGTGCTGATCCGGCGAGCAAGCCAGTTGAGGACAGGGATCACAGCGGCTCCAATAGTCGCCAGACCCTCGGAGAAGAAGTGGCGGGCTGCGGAACGGCGATTCTGCGCATCAAGATGCAGGACCACCAGCTCGCCGACGCGCTCGGCCGCGACGCGCCCTGACAGTATCCAGAAAAGGTCGAACATTACATAGTTGAGACGCCGGCCGAGCCGCTCGCCGGCCGGAGTGGCGAGGTCATCAAGACCTTCGAGCTGCGTGGCAAGGCCGGTAATGTCGCACTCGCCTTCGGCGAACCGCCGCGTCATCTCTTCGGCGACCACCCAGTTGAGCAGTCGGGTATGGGACAGGGCGATGGCGCCGTTCTCGTCCTCTGACAGGACGCCGGTCGTAATCAGGCGGTTCGGGATGTCCCGCGAGATGTTCAGGCGCCGCAGCAGGGCGTCGGGCCAGGGGTAGGGCGTTTGGCCGTCCAGCAGAACGCCGGCCAATTGCAGGATGGCGCCGGCGTCGGAGCGATGTTGGGTCTGATCCCGATGTTCCCGCGTCGCCCACCGCCAGTAGTGGTCCATCAGGGCGTATTCGGTGACACCCGTCCAGGCCTCGGTGCCGGGAATCCGGCAGTAAAGGTCCGCCAGGATGGGGCGGGTCAAGGAGCTGAGAACGTCATCGGGGATCAGGGCTGGATCGCGGCCGGCGCGCCGTAGACGCTCGCCGAGCTCCGGCATCGTGAAATCCGGGACCGCCTGGATCGCCATTCCTGGCCGCGTCGCCTGTAACAAGGCGGCCATCCGGTCCTGAGCCGTGATCAGGATGCGAATCCCGAGCGTCTCCCACTCCGTGCGCAGCAGAGCCCGGGCGAGGCCGGGGTCGGCCAGGTCGTCGAGGCACAGGGTGAGCCAGGGTCCGTCCTGTGACAATCCGGGGCGCAGAAGCGCCGCGATGCGTTCCAGACGTGGCGGGGCGCCGAGATCGGCGGGCCAGATCCGGTTCAGGACCTGCCGTTCGATATCTGCGACGTCGCCGACGGCCGGAAGCAGAATGACGCACCGTCCGGCTTCGGCGACGGCCTGGGCCGCCTGGCAGAGCCTCCAGGTCTTGCCCTGACCTGAATCGCCGGAAAAGACACCGAAACCGGACGCTGGCAGAACCGGTTCCGGGCGCACGTCGTTCAGACGGTTGTAGGACTGTCGCGGAAGTTCCCGCTCCAGGTCGGCCCGCAGTAGATGCGGAAGGCGGGCGGCATGGGTCAGGCGTTCCGGCGCGAGCCCCACCGAACGCAGCAGCGCGGCGCCGTCGATCGCGTTCCTCGCCGCCCCGAGCTCGAGAAGCGCTTGGCCGAGGGCGCGCCGTCGAACCGCGAGCTCTTGAGGGGCGTCGACCAGTATCCCCAAGATGACATCGACCTCGGCGGTCGCCACGGCCTGGGAAACGCCGGCGATCTGCACCGAACAGAGGAAATCCCAGACCCGGTCCGCCTCATTTGGAGCCAAGGTCGCCACCACATGGTCGAACAGACCGGCGGCGGTCATGCGAGCAGGACCCCAGCGGAACCGCTTCGCCGTTGCGTCAAGACCGTCGGGCCGGCGCCTTTGGTCGGCGAGGGTTCGGCAGGCGTTCAGGAAACCGGCGAGGGCGTCCGTGCCGTCGAGATTGTCGGTGACGAACCGAAACTCCGTCGGCGGCCCCGAGAGGGTGTGCGCCTTGAACAGGTCCGCAAGCACTGTCTCGGCGATGCCGCGGGTGGTCCAGGGCTTGCGGCCTCTGCGGATCTTGATCTGGTCGACGCGCCGCCGGCCCCGCGTCAAGATCTGGGCGTCACCGCCCTGATACGGCTCGACGATGAGCTGGGCCGAGGTCGCCGCCTCGCCCTCGGCGACCTCGTCGATGACGGCGTTGAGCCCGGCTCTTAGCGACACGAGGAGCTGATAGAGTACGCCGGCGAAGTTCCACTGCCCTCCGGTCGGGTCTGGCCTGGGGCGGGAGGTCGGCATGACGGGTCAGAGCTCCGTCAGTTGGCGGGTCGCCGCCACCGGAAGAAACAGCCGCAGCGGGTTGGAGGCGAGAGGACTGAAACCGTAGGCGCGGTAGAGCGCGGACCGCTTCGCGACGGCCTGGGCGTCGCCGCAGGCGAGCACGTCCAGGATCACCCGGCCACCCCCATCGCCTCGTTGGCCTGTTGGATGCGCTTCAGGGCGTCGATCAGAAGGTCACCGCCGTAACCCTGGCCCTGATGGCGGGAGTCGACGCCGATCATGGAGATGTAGGCGGCCGAAATGGAGCCATTCCCGGGCCGGGTCCTGGCGTAACGGCCGGGCAGTTCAGCATAGTCGATGGCGTGGGCGTTCAGGGTGTAGAAGCCGACCAGATCGTCAGTGGGCGTGGCCAGAACCCAGACCCTGAGATTGTCGGCCCTAGCGAGCTTGTTGGCGGTCTTCCTAAAAAAGTTGTCGACCTGGTCGACGCCGCAGGAAAAAGCCGCTCGATCATGCTTGTCGGGATCGAGCGGCTCAATCCGGTTGGGGACAGGGGTCTGGTCCTCGCTCACCGGCTGACGATCGTCTCGCTGTGACGCGCAAAGGCGGCTTTCAGGCGGTTGGTCGGTTGCGGCGGCGTCTCCAGCGCGGAGAAGAAGGCGGCATGATCCACAGCCGCCAAGGGGGTACGTTCGTGCGCGGCGATGGTATCCAGCGCGGATTGATAGGCGGCGTTCATCGTGAAGGCCGAATCGTCCACGCCGCTCAACGCTGCGGCGCGCTGAACGGCCTCCTTGATCCGCGGCTTCGTGCTGAAATGCATCCGCTCGCTGCTGCGTTCGTCGATCGGACCGATCTCATCTCTGAAGGCGAGCATTCCAGGCTCATGTTTCGATGGCGATCTTGTACGCCATTTTGGCGTACAAGTCAAAGGTGCGAACGGAGGCAGGATCGACAGCCGCTCGCGCCTTTTCTAAGCTCGCGCGCTTATGAGCGAAGCCGAAAGCACCCCGAAAGAAACCTTGAATTCCGACGATCTCGGCGAGGTCGGGGAAACCGAGTTCCACGCCTTGGCGGCCAAGGGGCCGATGATCGTCAACAAGGCCGTGCGTGACCGCGCCGGATGGGATTTCGTGGTTCAGGCCGCAGCCGAGAACGCCGCGGCGACAACATTGGACGAGCGTCATATCCACTGGACGAGCTAGGCGGCGGGCGACCGACTGGTGTTCTCCGGCGACCATCATACGGTCGTCCTGCCCGGAGCCAGGGGGCTTGAGCGTCACTCGCGTTATCGCTTTCCCGGCTTCGTCATTGACCACAGTGGCGGCGTCGTCTCATTCGAAACGACGACGTCCGAGACCCTCGCGCCCTGCCTGCCCCTCTCGCAATGGCGTCGGTTCTGGCAACTGATGGTCGTGTTAGGGCGTCACGACACCGCCTTCCTCCTACGCTCGCCTCTGCTGACGGAGCCTATCAAATGGACTTACCGCGCCATCCCGGACCAGATCGGCGCCGATGTCGAACAGACCCTGATGGCGGTCCAGGCCGTCAGCGACCTCGATGACCAACTGGACCTGGGGCTTGGTTCAATCCGGATGGACGAGATCGCGCCTCTGGCGAAGGGGATCGTTATGGCCCGATATTTCGGCATGCCGGGTCGACCGCGTTTCACCTTCACGATCGAAAGCCTCTTTGCAGGCGATCCCGACCATGATCGCTCCCCGCAAACGGGGGTCTATATCGACTTCGTCGATCTCGGCGACAGGCGTGTGGTGTTTGCGGTCTGGTTGCGTTGACCTGCGAGACGCAGGATGGCGTGGACCTTTGGTCGAGCGGCAAGGCGCGGCGTGTCGACCTGCGTCGCATCGAACGGTCCGAGGCCGCCTTCGCAACCTATGTCGAAGAGGCCAGACGTCTGGCAAAACTCGAAAAAACATTCCTCGGTGATATCGACAACGGCTTTTTGCAAAGGGCTCTTGGCGATCTCTCCGAGTTCTGAGGCGGCGCCAGGACCTAGCGGGCGAGTTCTTCCAAGATGTTTTCACCGATCTCGATGATGGTGCTGGCGTCGGCGAGAAGCTGATAGTGGAAGACGACCGGCGGCGCTTCTCCGAGGGCGTGGACCATAACGGGCGAAAACCGGACCAGCGCCCGGGATGCGCGGGCTAGTTGCTCGTGCGTGACGAGGTCTCCGGCCGCCAGGGCCGCCTGGGCCCGGACTTCCAGATCCTGGTAACGATCAGCGTCGGCCGGATCGACGGCGAAGGGCGGGATGTAGAGCGGAATGCGATGGGCCAGGGCGTCGCGGAAGTCCTTCAGATGGCCGAACCAGGCGTCGCGGCTCTCGAGATAGGCTCGGAACGGCGCCGAGAAGGTCGCCCGCAAATCCGCCTGGCCGGCCAGAATGCCGACCTGGTTGCGCCGCCATGGCCGACCGTTGGGTTGCATCGGCTGTTTTTCATTGACCCAGATCCAGGCGACGTTCTCGCAGCAGCCGAAAGCGTTCATCAGGAAGGCTTGGATCGAGGCGGTCGCCGCCAGGAGCTCATCGCGTTGCGGGATGTCATCGCGATCCGGAGGCAGGACCCGAAACACCGCCTCGACGCAGTGGGACAGCGTCGCGAGCCGTCGACCGAAGCCATGGTCCGCATGTTCGCGGGCGCGAGGGGACTGGAGGGGTTCAAGGACGAACCGGTCGCGCAGCCGCAGTGCGTCGCGCCGGAATTCCGCCAAGCCTTCGGCGAGGTCTGCGATCTGCTCGGGGGTGAACTGCATGAGGCCTCAGGCAGGCCCTTGTCTAGAGGGAGGGCCTAATCCGATGTGGGCAGAAGATTGAGCCGGCTGTCGAGATGGATTCGCTTCCACACCTCCCGGCCGCTTCGCAACCGGTAGGTGGTCCAGACATAGAGGGCTTTGCCCTTGTGCTCGCCGGACAGATCGCAACTAACGACCGCCTCCGCATTCGGCCGTGCTGCGAGGTTTTTGAACAGGGTTTCCAGGTCGCCGATCGGCACGTCGAGGAATTCCTCGATGGCCTCCCGGCTATACAGCAACTCGTCGAGGTTCAGCTCACCGGGGCCGATCCTCTGGCACTCTGCCGGAGGAAGCGCCGGCTTTACCGTCGTGAACGTCAGGTCGTACCCCCGGACTTCGCCGCGCAGGATTTCCGTGGGTCGGTCGCGAAAGAGCTCGCAAATCCGTTCGGTATGGGCGTCGTCCATGCGAGGACCGAGAAAGATTCGGGTCAGGGCGTCGTCGAGATAGTGACGGGCGCCTCCGGCCCCGGTCAGGATTCGCCATTCCGCTTCGTGACGCCATTCGGTGCGCTTGCGGCTGAAACACGCTTCGAGCTCTGTCTGTAAACCGTTGGCGGCCAGCCGGTGAAAGGCGATCGGTGGCGGAGCGCCGTCCGCATAGGTCACGGGCATAAGCCGCTCAGTCTGGAGGTCGCCGGTGAAGAGCTCGTCTGTCCGGAACTCCAGGCACAGGCCGGCGAAGTTGGAGGCGTAGTAGGCCCACATCGGCAAGGCCAGCGGCGTCGTCGAGAAGGAGACAAGGCAGAAGTTGTCGACGACCTTGCGAGCCATCTCATAGAGGTCGCGGGTGGACTTGCCGGACGGCTCAAGGAGCCGATCGATGTTGAGGTCCGTGGGGTCTCCCAGCTCGTAGAAGGCTTCCATCGGGTCGTTCATCTCGCGGAAGTGCGGCGACCAGAGGAAGGCCTTGTCCAATGCGGCCAGCTCCCGCTCAAGCAGTGCTGCGTCGATAGGACGATATCTGTAGAGTTTATCGGGCATCATGGCTTGGTGAGCTTGGCGATAACTGGTCTGAACATGGCAGACATCCTCTTGCCCCTTGTCCAAGTGCGCAATGTCGCATGTCGGGTGTCGTGATAACGTCAGCTTTTGGCGCATTCCAGCCAAATGCGTTGCAACTCGCCAAGTTAAGACTGTCGCGTCCCGCAAGCCCCTGATGCGGACATACTCTATTGTTTTTGAAGATATTTTCCAAAACTCTAGGACAGTCTTAGCTGGTCTAGGACAGTCTTAGCTTGGGAACAGGACAGTCTTAAGTTGTCCCGACAAGGAGGCATGGCGACCCCGGGAGGACTGGAAGTTTCGCCCCATAGAGTCTCGCGCGGCCCCATTTTTCCCGGCTGGAAGCCTTGTAGAGCGGTCGCTGGCCGGGCTAGTTGCCCCATGTCACCCCACTCGCTGCCACGCAATCCCGCGTCTGCCTGTGGGGCGGGTTGTGGGGTAAATCGTGGCCAGAGCCGTCAACAGGCTGACCGCGCGAAAGGTCCAGACAGAAACGAAGCCCGGCCGTCACGCCGACGGCGGGGGGCTCTATCTCGTCGTGGACCCGAGCGGCGCTAAGCGATGGGCTGTGCTGATCACCATTCGTGGGCGGCGGCGGGAACTCGGGATCGGCAGCCTTTCGGTCTATACGCTGGCGGAAGCGCGCGAAGAGGCTGAGAAGATCAAACGGGCCGTGGCCCGGGGCGAAGACCCGAAGAAGCCGCAGGAGCCCCCTCCCCGCTTCGCCGAAGCAGCCGAGAAGATCATCGCTGAGCTGGCTCCGGGCTGGCGCGGCAGAGACACCAAGGCGCACTGGCAGCGCAGCCTTCTCGTCTACGCCAAGGACATAGGGGACGTGCCGATCGATCTGGTGACAACGGAACACGTCATGGATGTGGTCAAGCCGCTGTGGCGATCCCGGCCTGAGAGCGGCCGCAAGCTGCGGCAGCGGATCGAAACGCTCCTGGACGCGGCGACCGTCAAGGGATGGCGGGAGGGCGCGAACCCGGCCCGGCTGAAAGGCCACCTCGAACGCCTGTTGCCCAAGCAGCCGGTTGGCGTCGCGCACCGCCGGGCCGTGCCCTACGACGACGCCCCCGAAGTAATGAAGCGGCTCGCCGCGCAATCCGCCATGTCCGCCCGGGCGTTGGAATGGACTATCCTAACGGCAGCGCGCGAGGGCATGACGCGCTTCGCCTTGTGGGGCGAGATTGAGGGCGACGTGTGGGTGATACCGGCCGGCAAGATGAAGGAGGTCGGCCAGGGTGATTTCCGCGTTCCGCTGACGGCCCAGGCGCTGGCGGTGCTGGACAGGGTGCGGGTCGGCGAACATCGCCGTCGTGACCGAGGAACTGCTGCGCCGCTCCACTCCGGCCGCCGAAGGCCTGATCCGCGACAACCTCGCGGACGCCATTGCAGCCCGCCTGGACACTGACTTCGTGAACCCGGCTAAGGCTGCGGTTGCCGGCGTGTCGCCCGCGTCGATCACCAACGGCCTGACGGCCGTGGTTTCGGTGGGCGGTGATGCCGATGCGATCCGCGCTGACGTGCGCGCTCTGATGGCGACGTTCATCGCCGCTCAGAACGCCCCGACGGCTGGCGTGTGGATCATGGGCACCCTGACGGCCCTGGGCCTGTCGATGATGGTCAACCCGCTCGGGCAGCCGGAATTCCCCGGCATCTCGATGACGGGCGGCACCTTCAACGGCATGCCGGTGATCGTGTCGGACTACATCGGTGCAGGCGTGGTGGTGCTGGCCAACGCCAGCGACATCTACCTGGCCGACGAGGGCGGCGTGCAAGTCGACATGTCCCGCGAAGCTTCGCTGGAGATGGCCGACAACCCGGAGCACAACTCGGACACTCCGACCGGGGCCACCTCGCTCGTGTCGATGTTCCAGACGAACAGCGTGGCGTTCCGCGTCGAGCGGTACATTAACTGGGCGCGTCGCCGTCCCTCGGCTGTCGCCATTCTCACCGGCGCCACCTGGGGCGTGCCGGCTGAGCCCGGCGAGTAAACTTGTAACCTTGGCGCGCTGCTCATTCGGGCGGCGCGCCATCTCTCCTATCATCGGAGGCCACGATGAAGCGTAGCGGTTATATGACGCGGGCTCTGAAGGCCCACGACCCGCGTTTTGCGCGCGTCCTGGGCAGGCTTGGCTATCAACGCTCCGACTTGGTCGCGTCCGAGCCCATCAGCACGCCCCCGAGCGACGATCTACCAGAGCTGCGCAAAGCGTATGAGTCGAAGAGGGGCAAGAAGGCCTTTAACGGCTGGGACGCCGCGACCCTCCGCGCCAAGATCGCCGAGGCCTGACCGTTGCGCCTCTTTGGGCTGACGATCGGCCGCGAGAAGTCCCTGGCGCCAGTGGATCAGCGTGGCGGCTGGTGGCCGATCGTGCGCGAGTCCTATCCGGGCGCGTGGCAGCAGAACGTCGAGGTGACGCTCGACTCGGTGCTGTCGCACTCTGCCGTCTTCCGCTGCGTCTCGTTGATCGCCTCAGACGTGGCAAAGATGCGCATTCGCCTGGTCCAAGTCGACGCCGATGGGATCTGGTCCGAGACGACCAGCCCTTCCTATTCGCCGGTGCTGCGCAAGCCCAACCGCTTCCAGAACCGCATCCAGTTTTTCACCAACTGGATGGAGTCCAAGCTGACGCGCGGGAACACCTATGTTCTGAAGGAGCGGGACAATCGGGGCGTCGTCGTGCGCCTGTACGTGCTGGACCCCGACCGTGTGAAGCCGCTCGTCGCGGAAGACGGCTCAGTCTATTACGAGCTCCGACAGGACGCGCTATCCGGCCTGCCCGAAAACAATGTCGTTGTGCCCGCCAAGGAGATCATCCACGACCGATGGAACACGCTGTTCCATCCGCTGGTCGGGCTTTCCCCGATCTTCGCCAACGGCCTCGCCGCTACGCAGGGCCAAGCTATCCAGAACATGTCGGCCGGCTTCTTCCAGAATGGAGCCCAGCCAGGCGGGGTGCTGACTGCGCCCGGTGCGATCGGCGACGAGACGGCGAAGCGCCTCAAAGAGCACTGGGACACCAACTATACCGGTAGGAACAGGGGCAAGGTCGCCGTCCTGGGCGATGGCCTGAAATACGAGCCGATGACCGCCAAGATGGTGGACTCGCAGCTCGTCGAGCAACTGAAGTGGTCGGCCGAAACGGTGTGCTCGGTCTTTGGCGTTCCGGCCTACAAGGCCGGGGTTGGTCCCGCACCTGCATACAACAACGTCGAGGCCCTCAACCAGCAGTACTATTCCGACTGCCTTCAGATCCACATCGAGAGCGTTGAGCTGTGTCTTGACGAGGGCCTGGAACTGAAGGTGCCCTATGGCACCGAGTTCGATATTGACGACCTGCTGCGCATGGACACGGCGACGCAGATTGAGGCGCTGACGAAGGCAACGACCGGGGGGCTGATGAAGCCCGACGAAGGCCGCAAGAAGCTGGGCCTGAAGCCTGTCGAGGGTGGCGACGCCGTTTACCTCCAGCAGCAAAACTATTCGCTCGCCGCGCTAGCTCGACGAGACGCCCAGGCCGACCCCTTTGGCGCTCAAGCCTCGGAGCCGGCGACCGTTGATGACGAAGACCAGGCGCGCGCCATTCTGGCCCTCCTGGAGAAGGACTTCCGGGAGGCCTTGCATGCTTGACACCAAGGCCATTGCCGCCGCGCTGGCGCCGATAGTGAAGGCCCACGTCGCTGATGCGACCGCGCCTCTCATCGCGCGCCTCGCAGAGTTGGAACAGCGCCAACTTCTCCGCGGCGAGCCCGGTGAACCCGGCCGTGACGGAAAGGACGGGGTGGACGGTCGCGATGCTGAGCCGGTCTCGGAAGAGCAGATCGCCGCTGCAGTCGAACGCTACCTGACCGCCAATCCACCGGCGCCCGGCAAAGACGGTCGCGACGGTACGGACGGCAAAGACGGGTCGCCCGGCGAAAGGGGCGCCGACGGTCGCGACGGTGCCGACGGCGTGGGTTTGGCGGGCGCCATGATAGACCGTGACGGCGAGTTGAACGTCACCCTCACGAATGGCGAGGTCCGTCGTCTGGGGCCTGTGATAGGCCATGACGGCAAGGACGGCGTGGACGGTGTCGCCGGGGCTGACGGCCAGTCGTGGGAAGATATGGAGGTCCGCCGTACGGGGCCGCGCACCATTGAACTGAGCTTCGATCACGGCGAGCGCAGGAACACGTTTGAACTGGAGTTCCCGGTGCCGCTGTATCGCGGGGTCTTCGCCGAAGGGGAAAGCTATCTGCCGGGCGACATGGTGACGTGGGCCGGGTCGCTCTGGCATTGCAATGAATCCTCGTCGGATAAGCCCGGTGACGGCGCCAAGGCGTGGACGCTGGCCGCCAAGCGCGGCCGCGACGGCAAGGACTTCGCCGGGCCGCAGGCCAGGCCAGCCACGGTGAAGATCTGATGGCCGCGCTCGTCACGATGGAGGAGGCCAAGAAGCGCCTTCGCATCGATTTCGCGGATGACGACGCTCTGGTGGCTGAACTCGTCAGCGAGGCGACGGACATCATCGTCGACTATCTGAAGAAGCCGGACCACGACTGGACCGCAGAGACAGTGCCGTTCCGCGTGAAGGCGGCGATCCTGCTGGTGACCGGGTCGCTCTATGAAAACCGCGAGGCCGGGGAAGAGGTGCTGACGTCAAACGTTCGCGCGCTCATCCACCGCGACCGCGACCCTGCTTTAGCCTGAGGAGACCCGCCATGCGCGTTCGCTTCAAACGAGACCGGAACTGGACGCCGCCCGAGGAGCGCCGGATCACCGTGGCCTACAAGAAGGGCATGGAACTGACGATCAAGCGCGAATGGGGCGAGCAGATGAAGGCGGACGGTGATCTGGAAGAGATCGATCCGCCGGCGCGAGATGCGCTCGAGCATGAAGGTCGCTCGCTGCCGAAGGTAAAGCGCGGATGACTATGGACGCCGGGAAGCTACGCGACCGCGTTCGCTTCGACAGCCGCACGCCCGACCAGAACGGCGACCCCCTCGGCCCCTTTACGCCGGGTTTCACGGTCTGGGCGAACATCGAATACCTGCGTGGCTCGGAGGTCGCTCTGGCCCAGCGCCTGGAGAAGCGCCAGCCTGTCAGCGTGACGGTGCGCGACAGCACACAGGCCCGCACGATCAATCCGGCCATGCGGATGGTGAACACGCGTACTGGCGAGGCCTTCAACGTCACCTCAGCCGTGCCCGCGAAGGACGTAGGATATCGCAACGTTCTGGCCGTGTCGGGCGGGGTTGTTGGCTGATGGCCGGCTTCTCCAATCGTGAACGTCTTAGGAAGCGGCTGAAGGCAATACCTGAGCGCGTCCGCAAGGCTGCCGAGCGGCAATTGGAAATCAACGCGAACGAGATGGTCGAGACGGCCAAGGACTTCGTGCCGATCGATGACGGAGCACTGGTCTCGTCGATCAAGCAGCGGGACGTATCGGATGACACCAAGATCAGCCGGCGCATTTCGGCCGGCAATAATGAGGCCTTCTACGCATCCTGGGTCGAGTTCGGTCACCCTCGAGATTTTCGCCCGCGAAGCCACCTTTGCAGAGAGCGTCGTCAAGGTGGAAGCCATCGCCGGAGACGCCCGCAAGGCGCTGACGAAAAGGCTCCCGCTGGACGGCCACGTCATGGACGACTGGCTGTTCGAAAGCGATCTTCCCATCAGCGATCCCGACGTGCTCACGGCCCACCGGAGCCTGAGCATCACCTATCTGACGACGGCCTCGGCCTAGCAGACCCCCGCCGCCTCAGGGCGGCTTTTTCATGCCCTCAACATAGGAGGCCATCATGGCCGCTGTGAACTACACGCGCGGGGTCAAGCTCGTGCTCAAGGTCGGTGACGGTGCGTCGCCGGAATTCTTCACTGCCCTCTGCACGATCAACGCCGAGCGCGGGATCACCTTCAACGCCCAGACCAATGACGCCACCATCCCTGATTGTGACGACCTGGATGCCATGGCGTGGCTGGCCCGCGAGAAGGTCTCGCTGTCCGTCGACGTGACCGGCGGCGGCATGGCCCACAAGCAGGATGTGAAGAAGCTGTGGGATTGGTTCGAAAGCGAGGACGCCAAGAACTGCCAGATCGTCCTGGACGACGACACGGCGGGCAACGTCATCACCTTCGCCGGCGCGTTCCACCTGACCCAGTTCGATCTGACAGGCAACCGGGGCGAGAAGGTCAACTCGACCATGACGCTGTCGTCTGACGGCGCTGTCACCGCCACCTTCGGCGCGAACGTCGGCGGCGCCTGATGAGCCGAGCGGCTGAAGTCACCCTGGCGTTCGGGGGCGAAGAGCGGATGTTCCGCCTTCCCCTCGGACGCCTTCGGGCCTTGCAGGAGAAGACGGACTGCGGGCCGCTCGAACTGCTCCAGCGCTACGCCATGAGCACCTGGCGGGTGGACGACGTGCGAGAGGCTATCCTGCAGGGCTTGATCGGCGGCGGACTGTCATCCCACGAGGCCACCGGCATCGTCCAGTCGCATTTCGACGACACGCCCGTCATGGGCCATGTGCCCATTGCTCAGGCCATCGTCGCGGCGGCTGTGATCGGTACCGGAGACGAAGCGCCGGGGGAGATCCAGGCGCGGGGGCAAAAGAGGACCCGCTCCCGCGCGGCAAAATCCGGTTCGCGCCGCTCTACGGAACAGGCGCAGCCATAGGGTTCACCCCCCGCGAGGTTGATGACCTATCGCTCTGGGAGTTCGCCGCTGCGGCTTCGGGTTGGGCGAAGGCTAACGGTAGCGGGGACGACAAGCCGGCCAGCCTGTCCGAGGACGAGCACGACGCTCTGATGGCGAAATATGCCTAGGGACGAACCGCTTTCAGGATCAAGGCGAGGAAGCCGGAGATCATCGATCCGGCTCCGACTACACCACAGAGCAGGCGCTGGTTGAGCAGGTCGTTGTTCGCGATGGCGCCAGACCCATCCCCAGCGTCCACGCCGATGTTCATGAAGAACGCCGCGGCGATTAACGCCACCCCGATCCCAATCAGAATGTAGCCGACAGTTCGCATCCGGTTCTCCTCCGAGCCTGAGGCTATTCGCTGGACAATCATGAGGCAACATGGCCCGAGACATCGAAAGCCTCGTCCTCACGATGAGCGCTGACATCCGCCGCATGGAGAAGTCGCTGGCCCAGGGTCAGCGAACCTTCGACCGGACCGCTGACGCCATCGAGCGTCGCCAGCGGGAACTGGACCGCAACCTCGCGACCCTTGGCTCGAAGGTGGGCAACTTCGCGCGGCCGGTGCAACTGGCCGCGACGGTGGCCTTGGGCGCCATTACTGCCATGTCCTACCAGGCGGCGCGCCGGGCGGAGGCTGTCGGGGGCGCGTTCGAACAAACCTTCCGCGATCTGCCGGCCGAAGCCGCGGCGGCCGTCGCCGCTATCTCCAACGAGTTCGGTCGCCTCGAAACCGACATCAAGGACAACTTCACCCAGCTTCGCTCTGTCCTGACCGCGCTCGGGGTGGACGCCAAACAGTCGCTGGAGATCGTGGACCAACTTCAGCGCCGCTCGCTGGACATTGCCGCCTTCCGTGATGTGTCGGACGCCGAGGCTTTCCGCGCGGTCATTTCCGGTATCACGGGCGAGACCGAGCCCCTCAAGCGCTTCGGCATCGTCGTGAACGAAACGGCGGTGAAGGCTGAGCTTCTGCGCCTGGGGTTCAAGGGCAACGCGACCAACGCCTCGGAGGCCGCCAAGTCGATCGCGCGCACGAACATCATCATGCGCCAGTCTGCCGAAATGCAAGGGCAGGTGGCGCGCGAGGCAGACACGCTGGCCGAAAAGGAAAAGCGGGTTCGCGTCGAGTTCACCAAGGCGGCAGAGGATTTCGGCAAGCAGTTCCTCCCGGTCGCCGCGAAGGTCCTGTCGTGGGCTACTGACGCCCTGAAGGCGTTTAATGACCTGCCGTCTGGCGTGCAAATCGCGGGCATCGCCCTTCTTGGGCTGGTAGCGGCGGGCGGACCCATCGCGCTAGTAATCAAGGGCTTGACGGACCTGATCAAGGCGGCGGCTCTGGCACGGGTCTCAATCGCTGCGATTGGTGGCACCGCTGCTGGTGCAGGCGTGGCGGCAGGCGCGGGAGCAGTCGCAGGCGCGGCAGCGCGAGCCGCTCCAGTCGCAGCCGCGGGAATCGCGATCCTCTCTTTAGGAGGCGACAGCCAGCAAAAAGCACTGCAAGGCCAGGACCGCGTAAACGCTCAGCTACGTGAAGAGGCGCGCGTCCGCCAAGCGATTACCCGTCTGACCGGTGAGGGGCGCACGGCTGAGGCTCAACGCCAGCGGGAATACCTCTCGCAGGTGGAGACGCGTCGGAAGCGTGAACAGGCGGCTTTAGCCTCGACCGTTACAGATGCTGGGAGCGCAGCCCAAGAAGCCGCCAAGGCGACGCAGGAAGCCCTACAACAGTTCGGTCTAACCGCAGACCAACAGAGCCCAATCGGGGGTAGCGCCGGTGGCGGGGCAAGCCGTGCGCGCGCGCAGGAAGCGGCCGCCCAGCGGATAGCCGAGGCTCAGCAAGCTCTTGCGCTTCAGCGCGCCATCGACATTGCCCGCGCGTCTGGCGATGACGCGGCGATCAAGGCCGCTGAGGAGCGCCAGACTCTGGCGCAGATGACGGCTCAGTATGAGGCTGCCGGATACAAAGACGCGGCAGCCCGCGCCGTCGAGCATCTTTCCTACCTCAACGCCGCCGAGGTCGCCGCCGAGGAGCGGGAAAAGGCCGAAGAGCAGATCGACATCATCCTTGCCGGCCGTCGCAGGCAGCTTGAGCGCGAGGCGGATTACCAGCGTCTCATCGAGGACCAGCTTTTCGACCGTTTGGCGATGGAAACAGAGTTGGCCCGCCTCGCGGGTCACGAGGGGCGGTTGCGCAGCGCGGAGCGCGAGCTGTGGATCGCCGGGCGCGTGAACGAGTTGCTCCGTCTTCGGCCGGGGCTTTCCCGTGCAGAGGCTGAGGCCGGAGCAGGTCGCGAATGGGCCGCGCTCGACAGCGCCGACAGCGAAGGCGCGCTGCGTGACGAGTTCCGCCGCTCCTTCAGCGAAGGGATCAGGGCCGCGATCGACGGCGACCTCGGCGGCTTCTTCGAGAACCTGGCCGACCGCTTCACCGACCGGATGCTCGACAACCTGGCAGACGACCTGTTCGACCTGCTGGCCGGCGCGGCAAAGGGCTTTGGCCAGAGTGGGGGCGGCTGGTTGGGCTCGATTGCCGCGATGTTCACAGGCGGCAGGGCGGCGGCGACTGGCCGCAGCGCCACAGCGGGCTTCCCGGTCCTGATCGGCGAGCGCCGCCCCGAGGTCTTCGTCCCGAACACCAGCGGAACCATCATCCCGAGCGTCAACGCGGCGATGAACCGGGCGCAGCAGGCCCATGCGGCCCGCCAGCAGCCCGTCATCGTCCAACTGGCCGTCGAAGAAGGCGGCCTCTTCGTCCCGCGCGTGCAGGCCATCTCGGGGTCTGTTGCGGTTCAGACCACGACCATGGGCGTCGCCACCGTCCAGGACCAACAGCGCACGGCCAATATGCGCCGCAGACAGAGCCTCGTCGGATGATCGAACTTCCTGCCTGCCCTCCGATCAAGGAGGCGGTTCCTCGCTACGTCAGCTTCGGCGTCGACCAAGACCCGATCCTGGGCGGCCCGCAGTCGAAGGTGCTGCGCATGGGGGACCGCTGGGCCATCGACGTCGAGACCTATCCGGCCGAGTATGCCGAGCACGGCATGAAGTACCTGTCGCGGCTGGTCCGGGGCCTGAAGGAGACGGTGCGACTGGCCTTCCCCGAGCCGGGCGTGAAGCCCCGGTCCTATGGGGCGCCGGTCGTCGCCTCGCCTGGATCGGCGGGAACGTCGCTGCCTGTCAGCGGCCTGATCCCCGGCGACGTGATCCGGGAGGGGAAGTTCTTCAGCCTCGTCATCGGCGGCGAGTCCTACCTCTATCAGGTCGCGGTCGCGGACGTGACCGTCAGCGCAGGCGGCACGGCCACCCTGCAGATCGAGCCGATGCTGCGGCGCCAGCCCCCAGCCGGAACCGCCCTGGATTTCGAGCCCAAGATAGAGGGCTTCGTGCAGGGCAACGAACAGGCCTGGAACACGAGCCGGTCGAAGTACCTGCCGTTCCGCTTCACCATCAAGGAGCGCGCGTAGACAGATGACAGATCAGATGACAATGGTTGGCCGGGGGAAAGCCGTGACGCCAACCGACTACAAAACGCTCGAGGGGCAGCGCATCCAGGCGCTCATGGCGGCCGTGGCGGCGTTGCCTGGGGCGGCGCTTGTCGCCTCGGGATCGGAGGGCGCGCCATTCTTTGCGGCTGCCCTTGTGACGGTCGCAGCGGCTTTCGCGTTCTGGATCTTCACGGACGCACTCTACAACTACTTCATCGTACAGCCTCGCGACGAGGGAGAGGCCAAGCGCCTGAAGTGGTCCGCCTATCATTTCTTCTGGTCGAACGTCGGCTACATGGTCGCATCGATCGCTTTGACAATGGCCGGGTTCGCGGGCGTCCATTCGGATATTCGGCTCAATGTCTCGGTTGCGGGCGGCTTCGGTCTGACGGCGCTTCTGGCCGTCGCCGTGACGGTCCACGTCCTCTGGAGCGCTCACGAGCGCAACCAGCTGGGCGAGCTCACGCGAGCTGCGTCGCTAGCCAATAAGGCAGCCGCCTAACCACCCCACATCGTCAGCCTGACGCCTCGTTCGCGGGGCGCTCCACCGTGTCTGAACGGAGGACTGCATGTCCATGTCTCCGGCCATGCTGGCCGCGCTCCAGTCCCGCAATCCGCTGCTGGCCCACTTCCTCGAAATCGAACTGCCCGGCCGGACTATCCGGCTGCTGGACGGCTCTGGCTTCGCGAGGTGGGGCGACAAGGTCTTCACGGCCGAGGACGCCGATTTCGGCAAGATCGCGGGCTTCGGCGAATTCACTGAGGCCGAGGGCACCGAGGCGCCGCGCCAGACTGTGCAACTGCTCCCGACCGGCAACGCCGCCATTGCCGCCCTGACTGCGCCCAGCGCCCAGGGCTCGCCGGTCACCATCTACGCCGCCGCCATCGATCGGCAGACCGGCCAAGTCATCGGCGAGCCGGACGTGCGCTTCGTCGGGGAACTGGACGACGCCGGGTTCAACCACGCCCAGAACTCGTCGCTGCTGGAACTGGAGCTGGCGACGATCTGGGAGCGCCTGTTCGATGACAACGAAGGTCACCGCTGGAACGACGCCTTCTGGACCTACCTCTACGGCTCCAACGCCCGCGCCTTCCAGCACGTCACCAACGCCGGCCAGAAGCTGTTCTGGGGCTACAACGGCCCTTCCTCGGGTTCGGGCGGGTCATACGGCGGCGGCAACGGCTCCATCGGCGGCGGCAACGAACACGCGAGATACGACCAAGTATGACAGAGCTAGAGTTGCGGGTGGCCGCCACGAACGCCACCTTCGCCCGTTTCAACGGCCAGCCGTTGGTTCTGGGGTCGACGGACTGCGCCCGGATGCTGGCGTTCCACCTGAAAGGCCTCGGCTTCAAGCCGTCGCTGTTGAAGGCAGGCGCCTATTCCACCCCAGTCGGGGCGCGACGCGCTTTGAAGAAGCTTGGCGTCTCGTCTCTGTCCGAGATCATGGATCAGCACTTCCCACGCTGGGACGCCCCGGCTGAGGCTCGCACAGGCGACATTCTATGCGGTCCCGGTGCGGGGGGAATGGGCGACGCCATGGCGATCCGCCTGCACCGCAATAATGCTCTCGGGTTTCTTGACGGCGTATGCGGCGAGGTCGTGATCCACGACTACGTTGCAGCCTGGAGGGTTGTGTAATGCCGCAGCTTCTCCCCGCCGCTGCAGCCTGGGCGGCGACCGCATGGACCTCGGCCGTTACGGCGACCGCCACGGCTCTCGGGGCCGTTGGAACCGTGGGTGCGCTCGGCATGGGCGGCACCTATGCGCTGGCCGGCGCCATCGTTAAGGGTGGCGTGATGCTCGGCTTGTCCGCAGCCTCCGCGGCGCTGCTGCGTCCCAACACGCCGTCCAGCGGCACCACGCTTGACTTCAAGCCCGACCCCAAGGCCCCCATCCGTGGCGCGATGGGCTACACCGCCCTGGGCGGCAACAAGGTCTTTCAGGCGACGTGGGGCTACAAGCGTGTCGCCATGTCGCTGGGCGTGGCGCTGTCGCTCGGACCCATCGATCAGGTTCCGCGCTTCGAGGCTGACGGCGTGGCCGTCTCTTTCAGCGGCCCGCAGAACGAGGCGACCGGCTTCTACGCGGCCGACATGTGGCAGCGGACGACGCTGGGCCTGCCCGGTGACACTGCCCTGCTGCCACCGACCGGACTGAAGTACGGCAATCCCGGCCTGACGGGTTGGGGCGCGCAGCACGCGGCGCCGCAGGTCTCCTTCTCCTTCTGGACGATGGTCCTGGCGAAGAACCCGGAGGACCGGGACGTCTTCACCAACGGCGTGCCCGATCCGCGCTGGATCGGCCGCTGGATGAAGCTGTGGGATCCGCGCAAGGATTCGACCTATCCAGGCGGCAGCGGACCCCAGCGCCGTGACGACTGGCGCACGTGGGAGTGGAGCGAAAGCCCCTATGTCCACGCGCTGGCCTGGTGCCGCGGTCACTACAAGCTGAACATCGACGGCACGATCGACCGCAGCAAGCGGATCGCGGGCATAGGGGCGCCTGACGCCGCGATCGATATCCCGGCCTTCGTCGAGGGTATGAACGTCGCCCAGGCCAACGCCTGGACGATCTCGGGCGAGTGGTCGACGTCGGACGGCAAGTTCCAAACCCTGCTGGCCATGCTCCAGGCAGGCGGCGGCGAGCCGATCAGCCGCGGCGCGCAGATCAGCGTCATGGTCAACGCCCCGCGCGTGGCGACCTACACCTACACGCGAGACGACCTGATCGGGCAGGCCGAAATCCGGCCGCTGACGCCGCGCCGCGAGCGCAAGAACACCATCGTCCCACGCTACAAGTCGGAGGCGAACGGCTGGCAGTACGTTCCGGCCGGCGAGGTCACGTCGTCGGTCTACCGCGATGAGGACCGGGGCGAGCCGCGCTCGCTGGAGATCGAATACACCCACGTCCGCAACGCCAAGCAGGCGGGCCAGCTTGCCGCCTATGACCTCGCCAATCTGCGCGAGGGCCTGACGGCGACGCTGCCGTCCAAGGTTCACCTGATGCACGTCCATCCGGGCGATTGCATCACCGTGGACGTGCCGGAGCTGGCGCTGGCCGGTCAGAAGTTCGTCGTCCGCCGCGCGACGATGAACCATCAGGCCGCGAGCGTCACGTTGGAACTGCGCTCGGAGAGCGACGGCAAGCACGCCTGGGCTCTGGGGCAGGCTGCGCAACCGGCGCCGTCGCCCAGTTTGTCGGCCGTCGATCCCAAGTACGTCCCGCCCCCCGCGCCAGGCGACTGGACGGTCGTGCCCAAGCCGCCAGGCGAGGGCGGAGTATCGCAGCCGATCGTCATCATCGAACTGCCGATCGAGACGACGGACATCGCTGCGGTCATCATCAAGCACGGCCCGAGCGCATCGGGGCCGTGGACGGATGGCTACGAGGGCTCGCCCCGTCCAGATGGCCGGTACGAGATCGCAGGGCTGACGCCGGGGCAGACCTACTGCTTCTCGCTCCAATACGTGGCGAAGAACGGCGCCAAGAGCGAACCGGACATCAAGTGCGGCATCGTCGCGGGCGACCTGATCGCGGGCGACACCACCCACCTTAACGGCGAGCCTGTCCAGAACATCCTCGACAAGCTGACGAACACGGCGACGCTGGCCGACCAGAACCGTCGGGCCGTGGAGGCGCTTGAGGAGGTCTATGGCGACACGGCTTCGGCGGCGCAGAGCGCTGCGGCGGCGGCGGCCTCTGAGGCTGCGGCCAATCAGGCCAAGGCCGAGGTGATCCTTGCTGCGGCGCAGACGGATCAGCGCGCAGAGGACGCCGAAGAGGCCAGGCTGGAGGCTCAACAGGCTCGGGCCGGTGCGGTCTCGGCGCGCAATGAGAGCGTGACGGCGGCTGGAGAAGCGGAAGATTCGGCGGCCGTGGCGGCGCAGGAGCGCCAGCTGGCCACGCAGGCCCGTAACGAGTCGCAGGCCGGGGCCGCCGCCGCCGTTGAGGCGCGCGACGACGCCGCGTCGTGGGCGAGCGAATCGGGCGCAGGCGCGGCGGCGTCGCAGGCGGCTAAACTGGAGGCGCAGGCGGCCCGTGACGGGGCTCAATCAGCAGCCGTCGCCACGCTGCCGAGCCGTCCCGCGCAGGTTGAGTTCTTCACCAGCACTTTGGTCGGGCGGCCGGAGAACACGGGGCCAGTCACCGGCCCTGGCGTCAGCATCGAGACGAACACTGCCGAGGGGGACGTCCTGCGCACGACCGGCGTGGCGCGTCACGTCAACGCCAAGGGCTGGGTCGCCATCGGAGAAGGCCGGACGCATCGCGTGACGGCCCGCGTCCGTCTGGTTGCTGACGGCGCCCTGCCGACGAAGGTGCAGGTCGGCATCCGGCGCACGAATGCGGCGGCCGATAACAACGGCGGACAGTACGTCACCCAGACGATGAGCGTCGCGGCCGGGTGGCAGACCATTACGTGGGAGGGCTCGTCGGCCTCGATCCGATCCGGTCAGCCGACCGCCACCCATTTCCGGCCGGGCTCGCATCTGGGCTCAGAGACGGGCTCGTCTGCGGCCAGCGGCGGCACGGTCGAGATTGCGTCTCTGGTTTATGAGGATGTGACATCTGAGGTTGCGGCCAAACTGGAGGCTTCGGCCTCGGCCGCTTCGGCCAGTTCAGCCGCCGCCAGCGATACGGAGGCGGGCCAGAAGGCGGCGGCGGCGCATGAGGACATGCTGGCCGCCAAGACGGCGCGCGGCGGCGCTCAAGCGGCCGAGACCGGCGCGGTCGCTGCGCGTGACGGCGCGGAAGGATACGCGGCCACGGCGGCGGCGGCGTCTAACCTGTCGTCACAGTATCGCGACCAGTCGCAGGCGGCCGCCCAGGCCTCCAACGATGCGGCCGGGATCGCCACGACCAAGGCCGACGAAGCGGAAGTCAGCGCCCAGGCGGCGAACGCAGAGAAGCTGGCGGCGCAGGCGGCGCGCGACACGGCCGACCAGAAGGCGCAGGCCTCGGTGCTGGCGGCTGCGCAGGCTGAGGCGTTCGCGGGCGACGCGGGTGATGGCGCGGCGGCGTCGGAAGGGGCGGCCGTGCAGGCGGCGGCGAGCGCGGGCGAGGGCCTGACCTATCGCAATCAGGCGGTGGATGCGCGCGACGGGGCGGTGGCGGCGAACGTGGCGTCGGGGACATCGGCGCAGGCGGCCCTTGCAGCGGTTCGAGACAGCGGCGTCATTCCGCCGTTCACCTCGAAATCGAACATTCAGCGCTACTGGAGCCATCAGTTCGCGGGCGCCTCTGAGACCCTGGCCGACCTGCTGGACGCGAATATCGAGAATGTCGCGGAGGGTTGGGCGCTCAAGATCAATGCGAGCACCGACTTTCTGCGGCCGAAGTGGGCCTTGACCCCGGTTGCGGGCCAGAAAGTCCGCGTCACGGTCAAGTGTCGCAAACCCTCGGCGGCGGCCAACAGCCTTCAGATCATCACCCGTGGTCAATCGGCGGCGGGCGCCGCGATCGGGGCGAACGTCACCACATCCGTGGCCCTTGCCGGGACCAACAGCCAAACCGTCTCGGCCGTCATGGATATGGACACGTGGGTGGCTCAAGGCGCCGCGTCGGTGATGTTCCGATTCTCTTCGGCCGCTGCAGGCGTCATCTATGTGACGGCGGCCCAGATTGAGGATGTTACGGCGGAGCAGGCGGCCCAGGCGCATGCAGCCACGGCCCTGACGCAGGCGTCTAGCGCCGGCGCCAGCGCGGCGGATGCAAGGCTGCAAGCAAACCTCGCCGCCCAGGTCGGAGGCCACGGTCGCCGCATTTCGGATGGATCGCTTTTCACAGCAAGCCTTGGAGGATCGCCTGCATCCGTCGCGGACCTGACGGTTGGAACAGTGGTTCAGGATGCATCGGAGGGGGCCTCACGCAGCTACACGGAAGCGGTGAACATCCAGACGAAGGCCGTCTACGAGATCGGGTCCGGCCGGACGTTCAGGGTCTATTCGCGGGCGCGCGTCATGACCAACGGCGCGGACAATACGACCTTTGCGCACTTCTGGGTCCTGGATGCGTCCTACGCCAATCTCGGGCCGCTCGGGTCCAGCTTCGCCCAGGGCGCGGCCGACGGCTGGAAGACGTTCGTCCATGAAATGACCTCCGAGCAGATCAAGGCCGCGTTTCCGACTGCATTTTACATTCGCGGGGCGGTTCGGATGAACCGCGCGGGAACGACGACCGGATCGTCCGGGGCCACGACGCGCGTTTCTGAGCTGTGGATGGAGGACGCCAGCGAACTGGCGCCGGTCGCGGCGCAACTGGCGATCACGGCGGCCGTGGCGGCCGATGCGGCGGACCGGGTGGGTTCGGCGCGGTTCAGCGTCACGGGCGGGGCAGGCGGCGATCCGTTCGACATCTCCCTGCTGGCCGGACCGGACGGATCGGCGGCCTCGATCACGGCGACGCGGGTGCGTCTGCGCAACGTCGTCAACGGCCAGGCCATCAATGTGGTCGATGTGGTCGGGGGCAAGGCGCGCTTCGGCGGGGATGTCGAGATCGACGGCAATCTGATGCTGGGAGGAACGCTCAACGGGCGTCGGGTCATTATTCCCGACACGGTGACGCCGATGGCCGCTACCTATTCGGCAGGATTTGTCACGCTGACCGGCACGACTTCGACACAGGTTCAGGAGGTCTGGGTCACAACGCAGGGCGGTCCGGTCGTCATCGAGTTCAACGGCCTGGTCAACATGCGCCATGACCCAGGCGGTTCGTTCTCTGCGGTTATGGAGGTGCGGCGCTCTCCCAACACCGGGATCGGCATTCAAATGCTCTACATGTCGGTGCCTGCGCTGGGCGGCGGCAATGACAGCGTGATGGGGATGTATCCGCTGAAGCTGATCGACCGCCCGGCGGCAGGCACCTGGCGCTACTTCGTCACCATGTGGTCGACGGCCGGAAACATGACGATCCAGGACGTGAGCCAACGTTTCATGTCGGCCCTCGAATACCGAACCAACTCGTGAGGCGAAAATGATCTTCCGCGTCGTGGATGACGCCACCGGGCAGATCGTCATGAGCATCGATCAGCCCGACTGGCAGACGGCCAGTCTCTACCTGCGACCCGGCCAGTCGCTGCGCGAAGGCGGCGATCACCTGATGATCGATGACACCCGTCTGATGGTGGTCGACGGCCGGATCGTCCGGTTTGCCGCCATCGACACACCCGGCCCCCTGCCCGGCGAAGGCGATGAACTTGCGCCGGTCGCTTATTCCATTGAGGAGACTGACAATGACCCCGCCCCTGACTGAAGAAGAGGCCCGCGCCATGCGCGAGCAACTGGCCGCCTTCGACGCCGCCCAGCATGAGGCTACCAAGGCGGCGAACAGGGCGCTGCTGGCACCGCTGACATCCATCGGTCTGGGCACGGGCGGCCCGCTGACCTGTTCGCTGGAGCAGACGGTCGCGGCGATCCGGGCGGTCGCGCCCAGCATGGCGGCGGTCGATCCCGGCTTTCCCGCCTATGCCTTCACCGTCCTGCCCGTGGTCGAGCGGCTCGACCACAAGCTACGCGCGCTGGTGACAGCCAACGCCCCGACGCCAGCGCCAGAGGCCCCGGCCGAGCCGGAAGCCTGACGAACCCGGTTCGCCGCCGTCCACAACCCATCGCGTAGGAGCCCGCATGTCAGCAGGCCACCACCTCAACATGCCCCTCGCGTCGTGGGAGGGCGTCGTCACGCTTCTGACAGCCCTGGGGCTGGGCGGGGTACTGACGGCCTTGGTCAACCGGCCATCGCGCCGGGCCGTCGACGCGACGGCCTCCAAGGAGCACGCGACCGGCGAGGCCGCCGTTATCACCGCAACCGCCTCGGCCTTCACGGAGGTGACGAGCGGGCTGCGGGAGGAGATCGAACGGCTTCAGCGGGTCGCGGTGACGTTCGAGGCCGACCTCGCTGCCGCGCATGATCGGGCGGTGGCGCTCGATGCCCAGGTCAGGAAGCTGACGGCTGATCTGGATCGCGTCCGCCAGGAGCGAGACGCCGCGCTGGAGAAGGCGGAGCAGAAGGAAGGCGAGATCCGCCAGCTCCAACAGGTGATCGCGTCGCTGCGACGCTCGGAGGACATCGAATGACCGACACGCCCATCCAGCCGCCAGCGACCCGGCTTGAGCGAATCAAGGTTTTCATCGGCGATCTGGCCCGGCCGTTCGCTATCATCGCCACGTCGTTCGCCGCGGCCTGGGCGACGATCGTCATCGCCTATCGGGTTGAGAACGGAAACGACGGCGCCATCTTCATCGGCGGCGTTTTCGCGGGTGTCGGCGCTCTCTACATCGGCAAGGCGTGGGAGCTGGCCAAGACCAGTAAACAGAACGCCGAGGTCGAGATCGCCAAGGCGAAGACCGAAGCCGGTTGACCGCTAGAGCAGGCGCTCATTCCCGGTCAGGCGTTTAAAAAGGCTGTCGAGCGCCGCAAGTAGATATCCACCAAGTCCAGTCATATCGGGCCAACAAGCCGGGCTGGATTTGGTTTCCAATCACCCCGTCGCAAGCCAGTAGAGAACAACGAAGATCGCCAAACACAGGGCGATCAGCGCCGATTCAAAAAACCATCCAGACCGTCTCGGACGTCTTCCCGACATATCGGCCCCCCTCTCGGTGAACGGCGATATTATTTAGCCGAGCGCTCCGATTGTCCAGCAGCGCGACCACAACTCTCAAAATCTGAACTGGAGACTCCATGCTCGACGCACGTCGATTGCAGGGCCGCCTCGGCGTGCCCGCTGATGGCATCATCGGCGCCGGAACCCTGACGGCGCTGTTCGCGCGGATGGGCGCGCAGAAGCCGATTGCCGAGGAACTGGGCCTCGCGGCCAACGTCCATTTCCGCACCTACAGCATCCTCGATAGCGGCCTACGTCTGGCGCACTTCTTGGGCCAGTGCGGGCACGAGAGCGGCGGCTTCCGATACATGGAGGAGATCGCCAGCGGGGCCGCCTATGAGGGGCGCGCGGACCTCGGCAACAACCAGCCGGGCGACGGCCGCCAGTTCAAGGGGCGTGGGCCAATCCAACTGACAGGTCGGGCAAACTATCGCCGTGTTGGCCGACAGATCGGCATCGACCTGGAGCGGCACCCCGAGATCGTCTCGCACCCGTCGATCGGGCTGCTGGTGGGCTGCGTCTATTGGAGCGACCGCAAGCTGAACGCCAGGGCCGACGCTGACGACCTGCCGGGCCTGACCAAGGCCATCAACGGCGGCACGAACGGGCTGGAGGATCGCCGCCGTCGGACCGCGCAGGCCAAGGAGCTGATCCTGTGATCCGGCTCCGAGATATCACCGCGACCGGCTGGCTCACCGTAGCCTGCTTGGCGCTCGTCCTGATCCTGCTGGCTATGTGCGCCACGGACGCCCGCCAGAGGTCCGCTGACCGCGCACGACAGGCCGCGGCGGGCAAGACCCTCGCCGAGGGCCGCACGGCCGCTGCGCAGGACGCCAGCGCCATCCGCGACCGCGCCGATATCCGTGACCAATCCACCGCCTCCATCGTCACCCAGGCTGAAAAGGAAATCCGTCATGCGCCTGATCGCAATGCTGCCGCTGATGCTGCTCGCCGCAGGGTGTGCCAGCTCTCCGATTACCGTGATGCACAGTGCGCCGTGTTCCGCCTTGATCCCGGCCGGGTGGACTGAGCCTGTCCCGTCCGCCCCCTTTCCGCAGGAGCCCTCCGACGAGCGGGACTGGATGGCGTTCGGAGTGGCGCAGACCGGCGCCCTACGGACAGCCAATGGTCGGACGGCGGACGTGATCGGGATCGTGCAGGCCTGTGAGGCGCGGGACGCGCAGGCCGTCGAGCGAATAGGGCGGCCGTGGTGGGCTCGCTTGAGGCCGGGCTAATCCCCCGAAAAATCCGGGGGAATGAACATCCCGAACAAGCGTCGAGCCTCAGGCTCCGCTATCGAGGCCCGCTCCGGTTCGCCGGGCGGGCCTTTCTTCGTTTCAGGCGCGACGGCGTGAACCGAGAACCAGCAATGCAGACGTGCGGGTAAATTGTGGGGCAGCCCTGAACGACCATCAGGATTTCACCCCGAAAACAACATCTTATTCCAAAACAATGGCGACCCCGGGAGGACTCCAACCTCCGACCTCGGCTTTAGGAAAGCCTTGCTCTATGCAGCTGAGCTACGGGGCCACGGCGTCACTGCCTAAAGGAGGTTGCAGCGTCAGGGAAGCCCTTGTGGTCGCCCGTCACGTCACAGCATGCGCGCGGCCGTTCCGCCTTGTGGTTAAAGGCCGTTAAGCTACAATCCCTAGTATGGAACAAAGCCTGAATCGACGGACGTCGCCGATTCGGTCATGATTCGTTTCGCCCGTGTTCCAGCGTACGGTAAGGTTCCGCTTACCATTCGCCCCTGCCCTAGACATTCACGATCGTCCCTCCCTCCGCGCCGCTTGTGAAAGCCTGCAGGGTTCGCCACCTTGGGCCGGTCATGAGCGACCGTTCCGCAGGCATGGCTCCATCGCGCGTCACGGCGATCCTGGGCCCCACCAACACCGG